GCGCAGCAATCAAGCATTCTGACTATCGAACGATTGTCGTTAACGATGATTTCATCATCAAGCCGATCGATGGATTCGGCTCGAAGGAGATGCTGAGAGTCACCTTAGCCACTGAGAAGCCTGACCTTATTCTGATTTTCACCGATCCAAGATTTTTTTACTGGCTTTTCGAGATGGAGGACGAGATTCATCAGATCTGTCCCATAGCTTGGTGGCATGTCTGGGACAATTGGCCGAAGCCTTCTTTTAACGCTCCGTTCTACGATTCAACAGATCTCATCAACTGCCATTCTCATCTTACCTACGAGATCTGCAGGCAAGATTATCCGGAGAAGACCAACTTTATTCCTCACGCTCTGCCGGATGAGATATTCTACCCTCTTGATGAAAGTCGTAGACTTTCAAAGAAAGTAGAACTTCTAGGACCCGGTCGAAAGGACGATTTCACTCTTTTCTGGGTGAATCGAAATGCACGCAGAAAGCGTCCGGCTGATGTGATAGAGGCGTGGTCGACCTTCAGACGTAAGATCGAGAGCGAAGGAAAGAGGGACGCAACTCTCATCATGCACACTGATCCCCTGGATCAGGAAGGCCCAAATCTGCATGAGGTGACGAGACTCTTCAACGTGCAGGACAGCGTTATTTTCTCGACTGATCGGATTGATTTCGAGCAGATGAACGTGCTTCACAATATTTCTGACGCTTGCATCAACATATCCTACGCTGAGGGTTTCGGTCTTGCCACACTAGAAGCAATGCAATGCGGTCGACCGATTATCGCATTGAAGACCGGCGGTTTAACCCGACAAGTTGTCGATCATCGAGACGGAACAGAAAATGGAATCGCTCTGCCCGTTGAATTTAGAACGTGTGTAGGGTCCCAGGTAGTTCCTTACATCTACGAGGACTATGTCTCTAACCAAACCGTTTCGGAAGCGATAGAGAAGATGTACAGAATAGGTCCCGAAGAGAGGAAAAAGCTCGGCGAGAAGTCTAGGAACTACGCTCAGAGTGAGTTCTCGTATCAGAACGTGATTGATCGCTGGCATGAAACCCTAAATGATACGATCGACAATTGGAAGAGCAGGCGAAAGTCCTGGAAGAAGGTGACGGTATGAAGAGAATTCTCGTTCGCGGTCCTCTACTTAGCGAATCTGGTTACGGAAATCACGCTCGTCAAGTTTTTAGATGGTTGCTAAACAAGCACCCAAGCGATGAGATTGGAGTTCAAGTTCTACCGTGGGGCTCAACGAGCTGGCACATCGATCCAAGCGCCGAGGGAGGCCTTATCGGTGAAATTATGAGGCGAACGAGTGATGTCAGCCAGAAGTTCGATATCTCATTTCAGATACAGCTTCCGAATGAATGGGATCGTAACCTTGCGAACTTCAACGTTGGTGTGACGGCACTCGTTGAATCAGATCGTTGCAACCCAGCGTGGATCGATGCATGCAACGGTATGAACATGGTCATTGTCCCATCTTCATTTTGTCAGCAGACACTTCAGACTACTGGAGAAGTTAGAGTTCCAGTTGTCGTTGTTCCAGAAAGCTTCACGTCAGAAGTTTTGAACGAAAACGCGAAGTTTGATATTGATTTTGAAACAAGCTTCAATTTCTTGCTTCTTGGAACTCTCACTGGAAATAATCCGTTCAATGATAGAAAGAACATTTTCTTTGCTATTAAGTGGCTCTGCGAAGAATTTGCGAATGATCCCGATGTTGGTGTGATCATTAAGACAAACGTGGGCCGAGGCACACGCCTCGACTGGCCTCAGGTCGAGAATATGCTGAAGAAATCTATCGCTGAGGTTAGAAAGGGTCCTTTCCCTAAGATTCATATTATCCACGGTATCACGTCTTCTGAAGAGATTGCTGGACTTTATCGTCATCCGAAAGTTAAAGCGCTTGTAGCTCCGACAAGGGGAGAGGGTTTCGGATTACCGATCCTGGAAGCTGCAGCAAGTGGACTTCCGGTCGCTGCTACTGAATTTAGCGGACACATGGACTTTATGAAGCAAGGAAAATTCATTCGCTTTGAATATGACCTGGGTCAGATACATGAGTCACGCTGCGACGAAAATATCTGGATGAGAGGATCGAAGTGGGCTGAGGTTAGAGAGGCTGATTTCAAGAAGAAGCTTCGCAAGTTCAAGTCCTCAAGTCTAGTTCCAAAGCAGTGGGCTGATGAGCTTGCTTCAAAAATCAAGATTTCTCATAGTCCTGCTGCGATAGATGAAGAGTACGAGAAGAATATAGGGAATATTTTCGTATGATATGGTTTCTTGCTGCGTTCATTGCAGTTGAGACGATAATTTTAACGATCGTCTCTATGTTTGCGTATCGAAGCGCGATGACAATACTACGCGTGCAGGATGCCGTAGAAGAATCTCTCGATGTTCTTGACAAGAGATACGAATCAATCTCTAAAATTTTAAAGATTCCGCTCTTTTATGACTCGCTTGAGATCAAGAGGGCTGTAGAAGACATCAGTAAGTGCAGAAGCGCAATACTGTATGTAGCTAACCAACTGACCTCCATACAGGAAGAAGAGGAAGAGAGTGGGGACCAAAAGAATAATTAAGAGGGGGAATGGTACAGGAACAATGTACTTTGACTCCGAAACCCAGAAAGCAATTGAGCTTTTTCAGATCTCAACTGAGAATGAAGTAAGGCATCAGATTTATCTAACAAAGATAATGCCTGCTTTTAGCAAGCTGGTTGAGAGCTTGATCTTCATTTACGGGTTTGCTACCCCGAATGAGCCTGTCGAGCATCTCAAGAATGACTGCGTTACTTTTCTCTACGAGTCGCTTCACAAGTTTGATGCGTCTCGAGGAACAAAAGCTTTCTCATACTTCAACGTTGTTGCAAGAAACTGGCTTATAATTTCTTCCAAGAATAGGCAGAAGAAGATCAAGCGATTTGTTTCGATTGAAGACTTGAAAGAAAGCAAGTCAGCCGAAGCAGAGATGTACCACAGTCTTCAGGTCGGATCCACCCCTGAAGACCAGATGCTCGCTGCTGGTCATAGGGACACGATATTGGAGATGCTAAAGAAGATTAAGAAGCTTCTGAATCAAGAGCACGAACAGTCTTGTATCGATGCTATCATGACTGTCTTTGAGCAAATTGATGATCTTGATTTTCTCAACAAGCGCGCTGTTTTTGTCTACGTAAAAAACATCTCCAACCTGAACCAAAAGCAGCTCGGGTCCGCGATGTCAGTCATCAGAAAACACTACAGGTCAATAACTAAGGGTAGTGGAGGTCTTCTATAATGGGAACCATCGATAAGATGCTTGACAAGCTAAAAGAAAATGACAAGAAAGTTGAGCAGTTCTCAGACATCTTGGATTCCATGGAGAATGCTTCTGAAAAGAAGAGGATGCTTTGGAAAGAGATCTATGAGAATGCAGTTGTGGACCGAACCAACGCTCATATTCTGTTCACCGATCTTTACTCGCAGATGGGTGGTTCAGCTTCTGATCACGCGACGTTGGGCCAGACACTTACGAAGTATCTCGAGCGTATGTCAAAGAGCAATGAGCAGCTTCTTAATCTTGCGAAGCAAATTGCAGAATCAGAGACTTCATCCGTTGAGATCTCTGAGGATGACATATTCGAGCGGATCAAGAAGTAATGGCAACTGTTTTTCTTAAGGGGATGGTGATAGATGTCATCACATCTGTCGCAGAACCAACTGTCAGGAACAAAACTCTCGAATACTACAAGGGTCTACTTACGTCAGAGACTCTGAAATCTATCCCGAGAAACACTGCAATAGTGAAGACAATATCGGCTGGTGCAGGCAAAACTCACGGAGGAGAGGTAGTTTGCTACCCGTTCTTCTCCTCGCACTTCTGCATGCCTCTTAAGCCTGGAGAATACGTTTGGTTCTCCTACGAAAATCCGGACGATCCGGGTCCTATTGCTTATTGGTTTTCAAGACTTAGCGAGACCAATCACGTTGAAGACGTTAACTTTAGCTTCTCCGCTAGATCTTTCAAGCAACCACCTAAAAAAGCTGAGAAACGAACAAGTGATAAGTTCGATGGGCCCTCTGTCGAACCGGACGAAATTCAAACTTACTCGTGGGGGAGCCCGACATCTGATCCGCAGGAGCTCGGGCAAACGATAGAATTCGCTAGAAAAATCCATCGCTTTGAGCCTGTTCCACGATACAGCAAGAGACCTGGCGATCTTGTCATACAGGGCTCGAACAATTCATTGATTATGCTGGGAGAAGAGAGGGGACATTATGCCCCCAACCCAGCCAACGTCATCGCATCATCCAACAAAAATGATATTCCAGTAGGAAGCTCAGCGATCGATATCGTCGTAGGTCGAGGAAAGTTTGGGGCAACCCAAGCTAAGCAGATCAAGAATGAATTTGGAATACCCGAGAATGACAAAAGAGTAGACTCTGTGACAGAGGGAGACGCTCACTTTCCTACCGATGCTGCGAGACTTTATCTCACGGCAAATTCCTCCGAAGTAAATGCGTCTTATCACCCAGACAGCTTGCTGAGCATCAACCTGCCATCTGCTGCTGGTCGCTCTGTCCCAACTACGAACGAAGCTGGATCTTTTTCGATCTTAAAATCTGACAACTTGCGGATTGTTTCGAGAAAAACAGGGTCGATTAGAGTCATCAAAGAGCCCACGCCAGGAAAAGCTGATGGAGCTGGACTGATCATGCATCCTGATGGCGAGATGAGGCTCGCTGCGAATAAATTCGTGATAGCTTCTTACAACTCAGCTGGAGCTACAGAGCCTTACGTCAAGTACACCGTTCTCGTTGATTTTCTGAACAGCGTGATGACGGACATAAACACTTTCTGTACGAGCCTCACGACCGCCGCCGGCTCTTTAGCAGCATCAGCAAACCCAGCGGGCCCTGTTCCCGGTGCACAAGCTGCAGGTGCCACAATAGGCGCTGCGGCTGCGACCTTACAGGCCGCAGTGGTAGCAAAGTCAGGCCAGCTTAAGACTGCCGCTCTAGGACTTGGATCGACAGTCATTTACGGAGAGTGACGCCATCTTCCTCTTCTATAGATCGTAAGAAACACAACTCAAGCGTATTTATGGAGTAAGGGAATCTCGATGGCTCAGGCAAAATCTTACAACTTCAGCAGCGTAGGCGTTAAGAAGAGCCAGTATGACTCTAACGTCCAAAATTCTGTTGTTGAACCACCTATCGGAATCAAAACTCCCGTAGAAATAGGAGGAAGCGACGGGATTTTTGTTATGCACCGAAATTTAGCGGACCAGCTGAAAGA